AAGAGGGTATTAGTATCAACCTCTAAGCCGTTCTTGACTACAAAATTCTTATTTACTGCCATTGGGTTTCACTCTCCACCCTTTTCTTTTTATTTATGTGATTAGATGCTTGGATAGACCACAATAGTTCCTACCATTGCACTGTGACTTGTACATTGATAATACAATGTGTTCGGCGAAGCGAAGGGAACTTCAAATTTAATCGTTCCACTCGCCGCTGCATTGTTAGTTACACCTACGTTGTATGCTGTTCCTGAGTTATTAGATTGAATTTGGAATGGATGTGAACCACCAGAATTATTCACAAACTCATAGGTTTGACCTCTTGCAAGATAAATCGTTGGATTGTTATCACTTCCCTCTAGTCCTCCAGGCCCACTCAAAAGATATGCAGACGAACCATTTGCAGTCACAGTCCATTTTGCTGATACAAGTTTTCCATCTCCACCACCTTCAAATGATGGTGATACCACAGAAGTTGCACTTATAATACCAACATTATATTTTTCAGTTCCAAGACCAACTGTAAGTTCTGATCCCACATTAACCAACTGAGTCCAAGCACCAGCGTGTGCATAGAATGCCTTACCAGCGACATGAACATGAGCAAATTGACCGTGATAATCAGTTGCACTTGGTAAATCTGAGTAATTATTGAATAAGAATGGAACGAGGTTGTTAGTTGAAATACCAACTATTTGTCTTCCAACCGTTGCAATACCAGCAACAAATGCGTGTCCATCAGGACTGAGAGTAATACCAGATCCAACAGTTACATTACCAGCAATTGCAGAAGCTCCACCAATCGTGGATGTTCCAGATACATTGACATTTTGTAAGAATGTAGCATTCGTATTGGTTCTAATATTCTCAGTGGCTGCAACACCTGTTAATGCAGATCCATCTCCAGAGTATGATGTTGCAGTGACCGTTCCTGATACATTTACGTTTTGTAGGAAGGTTGCGTTTGTATTGGTTCTAATATTATCAGTGGTTGCAACACCTGTTAATGCGGAACCATCTAATGCTGGTAATGCACCAGTTAAATTACTTGCAGCGAGAGCACCACTAAATGTGGTTGCAGTTACAATACCAGTTGCAAATAAATCTCCATCTGGACTAAGAGTAATACCAGATCCAACAAGAGTGTTATCTCTAAATGTTGCAATACCAGCGACATCTAAAATACCTGTTCTTACGTTATCTGTTCCAGCAGCACCAACGACTGTTGCGATACCTGTTGAGAACTGAACTGATAAATTATCAGCAAAGTTAACGGTTGCGGCAGTTCCAACAGCAGTTCCACTATCTTGAACCACAAAACCAGATCCAATTCCAATGACACCTGTAAGTGCAGAACCATCTCCAGTAAATTCAGTTGCCTTTACGGTTCCTACAACGTCAAGAACTTGAGTGGGTGTTGTACTGCCGATGCCAATTCGGCCATTTGGTTTGATACGCATTCTTTCGACTGCGTTAGTATACCCATTTGTTGATCCAGTTTCAAATACTATTCCACCAAGAGCAGTAACAGAGTTTGATAATTTAAGTTCATTATGACCCATTCCAATAGCACTTAAATCTTTTCCAGCATCTTGTCTAAACAACATTCTTGGATTATCTGCTTCGTTATTACCATCTGCATCCGCTTCAATAATAACTTCACAATCTCCATCATCACCTGATGAAACATGTAACGGTGCAGCTGGATTTGTAGTGCCGATGCCAACCTTATCAGGACTTATAATTGTTTCATCAACTTGATTTGATACTAATCCAAATCGTTTCCATGTATTGTTAGTTGTATAAATCCAGCCAACATAACCACCTTCTAATGGTTTATCAGATAGAACAATATCTCCAGCAGCACCACCGACTGATGGTGTTGCGATTCCAACTGTAATCTTTCTTGCAACTTTAGCATCACCCTGCAACTGTAATGATACTGCTTCGATACCATCAGTAGATGTTGATGTTACTTTGTTTGTGAAGACTGATGGGCCATTAAATTCAGATAATACATCTTTGTTTGCACCACCAGTTACTTTGATTGCATCTGTGTCTGTTTTATAAACATCATGACCTTCACCTGTAACAGTTGTAATAGGTGCATCAAATATTTCCTCTTCACCTGTTGTTCCTTTGATAACTTTGTTACCAATGAAGTATTCACCAACATCATTTAGACCTGTATAGAAGTTTTGACCTCCACCACGTTTCTGTGTTTGTCCTAACTTACGATCCTCTGTGGATAAAACCTTTGTCTGTTTCTCTGGTAAAGCAACAGAGTAGTTACCTTGACCAAATCCAACATATTCAAATGTCTGGTTCGCAGCACGAATGAGTGAGTTTCTTCTTGATTCAACAGGAACTACACGAACTTTTTTAATCTGTGTTCCTGATACATGGTTCGTTGATTTAGTTCCGAACACACCTCTGAATACAGAGTTGATTGATGTGTTTTTAATTCTCATCATCTCATCATTGACCATGATGTAGTCACCAATGTTCAATCCACTTGCAGTTGCATCTGAAATACTGATTGAAGATGATGTGGATGTGATACCAGCAGAGAGTGTTGTAGTAATTCCAACAAAGAAGTTTGACATTCTACTTCCAATCTTCTCATCATCAGCACTAATCGCACCATCAGCAGATGAATATCCGCCAGGGAATCCAAATACAGTTCCAGATAAGGTAGGTGCAGATACGGTTGACACACCAAGATTAACTGTAAATGTAGTGAGTCCTACGTTTTCTTGAACAACAAAGACACCATTGTATACGGTTTGCCCAGCTCCAGCTAACTTAACCTTCGATCCAGCAAGTAAACCATGTGCAGCGTCACCAGTTCCAACTGTTGCAATACCACTTGTAATATCGTATGAGATCTGTGTGACACCGATTGCAGGGCCAACAAATGACATTGTTGCATCTGACGTTGCAGAACCAACTGTAATATTATTACTACTTCCTCCTAATAATCTACCAAAATCAATCACTTCCGTAGATGCGAACGATACTTGTCTTGAATCAGGCGTTCCTGTAACTCGGAATGTATTATTAAGTTTCAAGTTAGTGTCAGAACGAATACCAGCAATTTGTACAACTTGATTAGTGCCACTATAAATGTTAGCGACTGTAAGAATACCAACAGTATGAATACCAGAGGTCGTGACACCGATAACCTCAAGAGAATTACCGATACCATATGCACCACCACCATTAACAATGGTAACTCCTGTGATCGTACCAGCAGCCGAAACATTTACGTTTGCAATTGCACCACCACCAGCGGTACTACCAACTCCAACTCCAACAAGTTTTGCACCATATAATGTTACAGCAGAACCAGATCCATAACCAGCACCCTCATATTGAATATCAACGGATGTAATTGAGTTTAAATTATGTTCGACTGCTAAATATGCAGTATGAGCAAGACCAGCACCATTATCAGAAACGATACTTGTGATTCCTACACTGATACCATTTTGAAGTAAGAATTTATTCTGAGTATCTTTTGTAATACTATTTTTTAAATCACTTGATACAACCTTACCAATTGTTTTTGATACAGCATGACTTATCGCTGCATCAGGGTCAGACACTGGATTATCACGATCAACCTGTGGATACAGATCTTTAACTGGTTGACTAAATTTATAATTTGTGAATGGTGATACAACTGGTTTAACGTCATAATGTAGACATGTTAAGTGATAGACACCATCTTGTTCACCTGTAATATGTTCCTTAATTTCCTCTGATTGGTAAATGTAGAAACTTTGTCCATATTCATTTTTCGAGAAGTTTGGTAGATTATCTACTGTTCTTGTTTGAGAATTGAGAGTTGATGCGCCTGGATCCGAGTTAAGTGCATACTGAAATCCTCTTGCACTTGTAATACCTATAACCGAAAATCTTCCATTAAATCCAGAACTACTGATACCAGTTGAGTTTTCTACAGACGTGATCTTATTAACATTGACAACAGAACCAACAGTTAAATTATGTGGTTCTTCTGACATCACAGTTGCAACGTTATTTGACCAACTTGCCTCGTTAATGAAGTGAAAGTTTCTCTGGTCATCAATGTTAGTTAATGCTGTGGTTGTAATCTCTGCGTCAGTTGAACCAGTAACATCACTTGTCTCCTGTAAAACGTAACCCTCAATTGGTGGTCTTGCAGTTGTAATACCAGCAGGGATTACATATCTAAACTTATAAATTGATTCATCAAGACTTCTTGAGTTTTCTTTTCTTACAAAGAATGACTTCGGTGTATTAGAACCAAGGGCAGTTGTCCCAACACTTACAAATGTAGGATAGATTTCATTATCAGTTCCTTCAACTGAAACATTAACAAACCAGTGTTTGTTTATATTATCAAATTGTATGGGATGACCAATATCACCTGACTTCTTATCTGATACACGACTAACAACAGAAAGTTCACCACCAGTGTTGTTGATAGTGAGAGCTGTGCCTTCTAATGCATCATTCAAAGTTCTTGCAACTTTAAGATCATTATCATTACTACCTTTAATTGTAAAGTAAACTTGATCTTCTTCTAATCCATCAGGTAAGAAACCATCATTTGCAATGACACGAATTGATTCGCCAGTAATTAGATTATGATCTGTCTTTAATGATATAATATTTGAACTAATACTACTTACACCAACAGCATTATCAACAACATATCTCTTCTCACCAGTGTTAGTTGTAATACCAGTCTCAGTTGGCATTACAATCTTAGAAACAAAGTCACCCTCGTTTCCATTGATATTAAGTTGTAATCTTATCTTATCATCTAACGCAGCACCAAATCTAAATCCATCTACAACATGTGGTGGTGGTGCATCTTTGTTTGTAAATCCTTCAAAATATAATCTTGTTGATGCACCCACACCAATAGTTTTATCTACATCAATGGTTAGGTAATCTACATTTGCAGTGCCATCAATAATTTGTTTTGGTGGAATAATGTGTGTGATGTAAGCAGCGTTATCTGGAGTAAATGCTGATTTCTTGAATCCATCAGATAACAGTGCGTTTTCACCGAAGTTAGCATTACAGTTTGCAAGTGATAGTTCACCACCTGTATCTGCCACATATTGACTCTTATGTCCAATCGCAAAGACTGAAACAGCCTGTATAACTGAGTCATTTGATGAACGAACGTGAGTTGATTCATATTCTGGACGATATACAGCTGATGGATCTAAGTGTAAATTATCTACACTTGTGTAATCTTCATACTGTCCAGATGTTGCATTATATCTAACAAATGCCTTATCATCTTTCTGTAGTGCATTACCTGTAAACTGTGCAAGTAATCCACTCTTGAATCCAGTCACCTTAGCACCGTCTAAATGAATACCGTTCATACCAAAGACAGATCTCTTCGATAAGTTAAACAAGTATGGTGAAGCAGAGTTGATGGTATCAACTTCAATGTTTACGTTCGCACTTGTGAGTGTTGGTAGTGGATTGTTTGGTGCAGCACCTACAACATACTTGAATTGTGTATTTGAAACAACTTCAGATACAACAAAGATACCATTATATCCTGATGTACTGATACCAGAGATGCGAACAGGTGTGTCAATTGAAAGATCTGTAAGTGTTGAATCTAAATCAACAGTCACAGTTGTGGATGCAGTGGCACCATCACCAGCCTTGATAGATGAAATGCCAACCTGTTGACCCTTTGAACCAACAATTCGATATTCTTCAACTCTTGTCTGGAAATCAAGACTACCTGATGGGAAGTCTGGTTCGATTGGTCTTCCTGTTCCAGCATCATATACATCACCAACCTTTTGATAATACATATCAAGGTCAGTTGATGTCGAAGTAAAATTAGGTAAGAAACTATCACTGATAGTAACTGCATTTGCACCATCAGCATATTCAAAACAAGTTAGTTTGTGGTGAGAGAAACTTGGTGTGAATAAGTTTGTAGTATAATCTTTATATACGTTACCTGATGGATCACCATCAAAAATAGTGAACTGTGAAATATAACAAGCACCTGTGAGTCTGAATATTGCAGATGGATCTATATTATTATTTTCTGGATCAGGAACATATTTTGGTCTTATCTTTGTCTTACGAAGGTCTTTACCTACAATTGAAGTACCTCTTGGTATGATTACACCACCACGAACACTATTTAATTTGAATAGTTCGTTATCAGGTGATGTTAAATCAAAGTTACTACCTAATCCAAATGGACTTAATGTTAAATTAGTATTTCCAAATCTTGTTGTATATTTTGCTTCTCCACTTTCACTAACAGGTATAAATCCTGGCCTGTTATCCACTGTATGTGTACCAGCAGCAAGGATAATGGTTGTTAAATCAAACTTATCATTTCTCTGTCCAGCAACATACGAGAACCTAGCAGCTTCGATTAGAGCCCTCTGTATGGTTTTAAATGGTCGTGTTTGGGAGTTTCCTTGGTTTTCAATACTATCAGTCGCATCCAATTCATTGGGGTCAACATAGATAACATTTCCCTGTATATTCTTTAGAAAATTCTCCAGTCTTGAAAGAGGCATCCTATTCTTCTCTGTTTACAGATTCTGTCTAAGTTTATTTATTCAACTTGTGATTGTGTTTCTTGGGAAACTATGATTTGGATCAGTATAATTACGATTCTCAACTGATATCTCAGAATTTTCATTAAAATTTGGGTCAGGATAATCGTATCTATTATTACCTTCATACTCACTTAATAATGGATTCACATCTTTTCTTTCACCATAAACATGATAGAAACAATCAATAGTTGATAAATCAGTAATCAAATCAGTATTAGTTGAATCCTCTGCGATGACAATGAATTCATTATTAAACTCTTGAATCACAAGATTTTGATTTGATCCAATTGGTTGCAACTCAACAGTAATACTATCTTCATGAACTAAATCTTTCCAGTAATCAGGTAAATTAATTACATTCGATTCTTTTAATCTACCACGATAAAAAACAGCAGACTCTGGGCCTTCTAACGAAACATGGCGAAGTCTCCACCCATCTCCTTTTGTGGGATGTTTGATATCAAAAGGTTTTGCTGGTAAACTATCAGCAACTCCAAATCTAGAAGCAAGTCTCCCTTTATTACCACAATCAACTGAACCAGTGACATGCATGTCACCTACAACACGAATCGTATCTACAGATGAACCACCACTTATGAGTAAAGCGTTTGCGGTTTTATCGTCACCAGCAACAGTTAGATTACCGTCAGCCTTAATTGCAAGAGTTGAATTATATGCTGGTTGTGGATCTAATGAATTTTGTGACGCACCATTTGAAGCAACATTCAAAACTCCTTCATATTCTGGCGATGATGATGGTTTTCCAATATAAACAGGGCCATTCAACACCGCAGTTCCATTTGGAGACGTGTCTGGTGGAACATAGGAAACATCATTAGTTCCTACAATCAATTTATCTGCTTGAAGTCTAGAAATGTTCATAATGATCTTTGTGTTGCTAGTTGTGTTTTCTTTAGATTTGCTGTTAATGCACCGAACTTTTGATCAGCAAAAGCTGCAGCTACCATGAATCCATATTTCAACTCAAATTGACCTTTTGCTATCACAGTCATATCTTTAGAAGCCTTAACTGTAATTTTTTCACCTTGAACACGAATGTCTGGAGCTCCAATGTCTGCAATTCTCTCTGCCTTTACAGTAAATTGACCATCTTGACCACCACCATTTGCATCCACAAAAATATTTTTAGCCCTCAATAATATGTTTCCATTTTCACACTCGAAGACCATATCACCTCTTTTAGCTTTTATGATCTTTGCTGGTAGTTGTGATATATCCCCAGCATCTCTAACTTTTAAACCCTCACCAAGAACCTCCATAGACATTCCTGGCGTGTATAAAACGTGTTTACCAGTTCCAGGCCCGCCTGCTTGAGATCTGCCTTGACCTGTGCTAGCATAGAATCCAAAAGACTGAGCCTCCTGTGTTTGAATTTCATAGTTTGTATCACCATGAATGCTGCTCTGTCCACTCTGAATGGCATATCTTAATTTAGCCTGTCTTTCTATGTTTTTTTTATCGTTTGGTGCTTTTGCCATTTTATTTGTCAATACAATTAATTACAGTCACAACAACATCTTGAGGTCGATCTCTGTTGAAAGGATCAAGTACGTCAGCAAGTTGTGCTGCATCATCAACACGAGTAAACTTAAGAACTGGTAGTAATTTAGCACCAGCCCCAGTATCGCTATTTATTGTGATGTCTGGAAGTCCAGTGAATCCAAATCCACCATTGGTAACGTTAACGCCCACTATCAATCCATTTTGAATGTCTAATTCAACTTCTGCTCCGCCAGTTCCATCACCAGTTCCATCACCAGTTCCACCGCCACTAACTGTAGCTGTGTCATTATCATTATAACCGAAACCTGTATTATCGACAACAACATTATCTAATGAGGTAACATATGAAGTCTCGCCATCATAATTTCCGTTTGGATCTGGAACTAGCTCTTTAACATTTCCTTCAATGTCAGTCTCTGTTGTGTTCGGTAGATATTCTTGGCCAGGGCTAGTCATGACAACGTTAACCACACCAAGTTCAGTTCCATTTGGATCATTTACATATACATTTGATAAATCAGCGTCAACTGTATCACCACCAACACTATCACTTAAGATTGGAATTCCTCCAGTTCCTCCAGTCACCACAGGAACTCCACCCTCAGTCAATATTGGATTTCCATCATTATCATACAAGGGAGTTCCACCTGTTCCACCAGCATTTACAGGAAGAACTGGTAATATTGAATCAGGATCAGTCACTGGAAGACCTCCTAAGACACCAACGGAAGGATTATGAACAGTTACTGGGAAACCTCCTATACCACCAGCAGAAGTGTTAGGACTACTACTTACAGGTGAAACAGGCCCCAACACTGGATGACCTCCAGCACCGTAACCTTTGTCACAACTATCAAAGAAGGAAAGTAAAGGTGGTTCCTCAAATCCAAATCCTGGCCCATTAATTGACACGCCAATAATTTGTCCAAGAGCATTTACAATTGAACTTCCAGTTGCACCTTGACCACTGCTACCTATGAAGTCTATTCTAGGTGGGCCACATTTAAGAACATTCGTTGAACAATCTGGTGCGGATGGAATCGCTGGAATCGCATCATCAATACTATCCAGTAAGGGAGTTAATTTAGCGTTCAATCCTACTTTGTCAATTATATTATCAAAACCGTCTTCTGTTGATTTTGAAACTCCTCCCTTTGAAGAGAATGAAGTTGGATCTGGAGGACAATTAACTTTATCACAATCAAGAATATTTGTGAGAATATTCGCAAATCTAATTGCTTTTGAAAATGTTTCGCTTGGAAGTGCGATACCACCACCTTGAATGTTGTTTAATTGGTCAAACAAACCACCAAGACTTGAATCTATAAGATTATTAATTTGTCCAAACATATCTCCCATGAAGTTTTCTATTCCACAAATAGGAACATCTAACACTTGTCCAATCATATTCTCTAAACTTTTAGAGAGATAATCTAGTAATCCATCTTGTATTTTTTCAATATTACAAAAGATAACACTTGTCAATGCATTCGTAGCTTGACCTAATACAACTTGATTAAATTTATCAACACTTCCCTCCATAGTTGTATCTAACCT